GCATGGCGACCTGTTCTCGAACAAAAGGGCGCAGGCGTACTGGCTTTTGCGTGACAGGTTTGAAAACACATACAACGCTGTCGAGAAGGGCGTATACAGCGACCCCGCCGAAATGGTGAGCATTGACTCAACGATTAAAGGCTTGGCACAGCTAAAGTCTGAGCTGGTACGGGTACCGCGCAAGCGCACAGCTAACAATACATTTGTTCAGATACTATCAAAACCTGAAATGAAAAACAGAAAGATACCATCTCCCAACTTAGCTGATGCTGTTATGATGTGCTTTGCTAATAAAGAGATTAAACATAAATCCAAATACACCGACTGGGGCGAGAATATTAATGGCTAATAAACCAAATCAAATGAGTGATGACCAGCTGGTCTCAATCTGTATGGAGGAGATAAGCCGTGGTATTGGCGGCGGTCTTGATGCAGAGAATGATAACGACATCAGCTTACCTTTAGACTATTATCTGGGCAAGCTGCCGGGTATACCGGCTGTAACAGCGAAAGACAAAAGTGCCTCCCGGTATGTGAGCATGGATGTTATGGACGGCATCGAGGCGACGGTCGCTGAGATCATGCCGACATTTTCAACGGACAGTATTGGCTTCTATGTCCCATCAGGAGAGGGTGACGAAGATAGTGCAGAGGCAGAATCTGCGTTAGTTAACTACCTGTTTTTTGAAGAGTATAATGGCTGGACATTACTGCAGGAGCTCCTAAAGGATGCGCTTCTCCACCGCAACTGTACCGCAAAGGTCTACTGGGATGAACGCGCCAATGTCGTTTATGAGGAGTATGAGAACGTAAATCAGGCAGCGCTACAGCAAATACTTGCACCGACAGCACCACGACAAGAAGTCGAGATATGCGAGCAAGTTGTAGACGGTGAGGAAGAGATGCAAGCAATGGAGGAGACCCCTGAGCGCAAATTGCTAGTCGAGATGGGAGTATCTCCCGACTTAGCACCGCCTATCCAAGAAACATTTCATATTAGAATCAAGCGCACAACCATTATTGGTAAGCCAGTCATTAAATCACTGTCACCTGAAGAGGTTATCGTTAACGGCGACCACAATAGCCCGTTTTTAGATGATGCTCGAGTTGTGTGCCATGAAAAGGCTGAAACATCATCAAGCCTGATAGCTCAGGGCTTCGACCCTGAAATTGTTGCGCTATTACCCGACTACAGCACAAATATCGAATCATTATCACGGAGCCGGGAGTCAGAAGAGTTTGATTACAGCTCATCCCATGAAGCTACATCGATTAAACGGGTGTTCGAGTGCTACATCTTGGTAGACTACGATGGCGACGGTATTGCTGAGAGGCGTAAAGTCGTTATTGGTGACGGTAACCACTTGCTTGCTAACGACCCAGTTAATTCTGTCTCATTAGTCGGTGGCGTTGCCACGTTGATGCCTCACAAGTACAAGGGCATCAGCTTGTTCGAGCGACTACGTGAGATTCAAGATACCAAGACACCTTTAATTCGCAGTGTTGTTGACGCAACACAGCTCGCAGCTAATCCACGTATGGGTGTAATCACTGGCGAGGTAAATATTGATGACTTGTTGACATCAAGGACCGGTGGACTGGTTCGCGCAGAAACCCCGGGGTCTGTCTTTGAGCTACCCAAGGGTGAAGTGTCGCAGACCGCCTACTCACTACTGTCATACATGAATGAGCAGCGCAAAGAACGTGGCGGCAGTGCTATCGGCATGGCAAACACGGCTAACGCTGCTGTAGGTCAGGGCGGCGACCACACGATGGAACGTGTCATGTCTAGCATGGAGTTAACTAATTCACTTATAGCGAAAAGCATGGGTGAAACTGTTATACGCGGCATCTTCATTGAGCTGCATAAGTTGATTCGTGAAAATTATCAGGGTGAGCTACAAGCCCGAATTGGCAGCCGGTGGATTAAGTCTATGCCTTCACAATGGCAATCCAGAGCTAACGTATCTGTTCAGATTGGTTCAAGCAATGCGGAGCGTGTACGTCAGGCTAATGTGTTGCGCGAGGCAATACAGTTACAAGAGAAGCTGGCGGGGCTTGGCTCGGTTATGTTTGAAGAGTCAAAGGCTTACACGACTATCAGTCAGGTCATGAAGCTGGAAGGGATTAAAGCGCCCGATAGATTTTTCACAGACCCTGAGTCCGAGGAAGGTGTGCGAGCAACTCAAGGCAAGCAGCAGCAGTCTGAGGCAATGCGCCAGCAAGAGGAGTTAGTTCAACAAGCGATGGCTAAGGCTCAAAACGACATGGCTACAGGTGAGCTGATGAAAGGCCAAGCGGCACTGCAGGCACAGCAAGCCAAGGTTCAGATTGAGGGTATGAAGCAGGAGCTTGATCGTATGGCTGCTATGGTTGATGCAGCAGACAAAGCTGATGAGACCCAGTACAAATATGACAAGATGGCGACTGATGAGGCGTTAGAGCTTACCAAGCTAGAATTGCAGTACGGCACAGATGCCAAGGCAACAAATGAGGAAAATAAGTAGTGGACCATCCACTTAGCTTTAATCAGCGATATAACATTGGAGTAACAGATGAGCGTAAGTAACGAGAGATTACTGGCCTATGCTAAATACATGAACGATAACCTTGATGTTCATGAGGAGATCAAGCTAAGGGTAGATACAAAAATGATAGCCAAGTTTAGAACGGCGTCATTAGAGGAGAGGCGCATTATCTCCGATATCATGGATGCTGATACATTTTACTTTAAAGAGATAGCCGTCATTCTGGCGGAGAACGACAATACTATAGTTAACGGGTAGGAGACATATCCACATGGCACAAGATAACGCAATAGAACAAGCAGCAGCAATTTTAAACGGTAGCACAGAGGCGCCAGTTGAAAGCGTTGTGGAGGCTGAAGCGGTAAAGGATATTGGTGCAGAAGCTGTCATTACTGAAGGCGAAGAGCCTGAAGAGGTAACTGAGGAAGAGGGCGAATCAAACGATGAAGGCCCGATGACTCTAAAGCAGTTAGCTGAGGCTATCGAGGTTGATGTTGACTATCTGTACGACATCGAGATTGGAATGGGTGATAATCAGGACCCTATTCCGGTCGGTAAGCTAAAGGACGAATACCAAGCTGCGGTCCGAGCTAACACACAGCTTCAGGAGAAGTTGGACAGTCAAGCCGCTGAGTTTGAGCAAAGAGACACAGGTATGCAAGCACAGCAGCAGGTCAGTGAGCAGGTCCAGATGGCTAACTATGAGCTGCAGGATGTCCAGAAGGAATTTAACAATATAGACTGGGAGAGGTTCGAGCAAGAATCTCCCGGGGAGGCTGCATTGGCTCGTCAGAAGTTCATGGAGCGTCACCAGCGAGCGCAGCAGACTATACAGCAACTTGCTCAACAAGAAGAGATTCAGCAGGGCCAGTACATGCAGGCAATGGGGGAAAAGCTAATTGAGCTCATACCAACATGGTCGGACCCGGCTGTGCGTTCAGAGGAGCAGGGCCAGATACGTGAGCTGTTAAAGGGCATGGGTTACACTGATGAAATGTTGCGCAATACACGCGACCCATTAGCTGTCAGCGTGGTTCATCGACTGCTTAAGGCGGAGGCTCAACTTGCTGGCGGTGCTGCTGAGGTCAAGCGTGTGCGCAGCGCTCCCAAGGTTCTAAGGCATTCAAATGGCAGGTTTAAAGAAAAGGATGACCAGCAAGTAATTGCGGCAAAGAAGGCTGTTTCAGCCAACCGTAACCGTCACACTGAGCTGGCAGCGGCCAAGGCGATATTCAGTAAACGCTAAGGTGTATAACAATTACCATCATGCCTGAAAAACATGGTGGTTTTTTTTAGCCTAGTGCATTGACACGAGATGTGTTATATAATAGGCGACAGCAATTAAGGTAGAGATACCGGCCATCAAAGTCTAGGCGAGAGCTATATGGAAATTGATAGGTAGATAACGATTGTATTTTATTTATTTATTTATTAACTATATAAGGAGCCTATCATGGCTGCAAATCAATTAGACGAAGTCAACCTGTCCGATGTGGCGGTTGGTGGTCAAATTCACGAAGACGTTATGGATCAAATCTTTGACGTTTCCCCAGTAGATCGTCCTTTCTGTGACATGATCGGTTCTGATACATCACAAAACCATCTCAAGTCATGGGTACGCGAATCATTAGAAGCTGCGAACAAAGATAACGCACGTATCGATGGTTCAAGTTCTGCTGGATTAGACGACACCGTTACAGGTGAGCGTATTTCTAACTACCACCAAATCATGAGCAAAACAGTACGTGTTTCTGACCGTGGTCGTAGCTCTGACACAATCGGTTCAAGTGATGAGCTAGTTCGTCAGCTGATGAGGCGCCAGAAGGCTGCTCGTCGTGATGAAGAAGCTGCATTAGTATCTGGTAACGCTGCTGTTGAAGGTAATGGTACATCTGTTGCATCTAAGTTAGCTGGTATCGGCGCATGGATTGCTACAGGCCAAGGTTCAACAAATGCTGACCGTGGTGTTGGTGGTGCTGACCCTATACTATCTGGTAACCCCGGTGGCTTCCCAGCAACAGCAGCTACTGCTGGTACTAAACGTGCTTTAAGCGAGACTACCATCAAATCAATGATGCGTGTTGCTTACGAGAACGGTGGTAACCCATCTGTAGCAATGTCTACCCCTGCTGTAATTGAGGTTCTATCTGACTACCTATTCACTAGCTCTGCTCGTGTTGCTACATTACAATCTGATGTTGATAACAGCAACCGTACCGATAATGCTACTGGCGGTGGTCGCTCAGGTGGCGGTGTTGTCGCTCAAGGTTCTGTTAACATCTTGGTAACTAACTTCGGTACATTAGAATTAGTTCCTAACCGTTTCCAAAGCGATAGCAGCACAGGCGCTGCTGACTTGTATCTATTAGACCCAGAGTTATGGGAACGTAGCTACTTGCAAGGATACGAGACTAAGGAATTATCTCGTGATGGTCTTGGCGAAAACCGTGAGATTACGGTTGACGTTACGTTATGTAGCTTGAACGAAGAAGGTAACGCAATTGTTGCTGATATCGATTACGCTCTAGCTGGCGTAGCTTAGTAAGAAACTAGGGAGGACGGCTGAATAATCGGCCGTCCTCTTTTTTTACAACTGGAGTTTGAACATGACCACACCAAGTAAGGCAAAACCGAAGTTATCCACATATAAGAATACAACAAGCGTTAACCTATACACAGAGGCGGGCCGATGCGTCCCCGGTGATATTGTTGCGCTATCGACAGCTCAAGCTAAAGCGTACAAAGGACTTGAGCTTTGCAAGACGAAATAACCTCACACGACCGTCATCACACGACCCGACTTGTAACTGAGGGCGACACGCTGTATGTGGACACTAAGTTTCACAACAAGGCAAGCCTAGAGATTAATAAGAAGATTCGTAACAGTCAAATGCTTGATAAGATGAAGCTTGGACTGCATGAAAATGAGGACGTGAGGGCAACGCTTTCTATACCGAGCAATATGGAGTGGGAGCTATTTAAACGTAAGCACCCGGACATATACAACGACCTGAAAGCTCCGCAAGAGGCTGACAGGATGAGCGCATTACGGCGCATTCAATTACTTGAGCCTGAATGGGTTCTGATGGAGAGATTCTAATGGCACGTAAACCGCTCATGATGATGCGTAAAAAGAACCCCATCACAGCAGTATTTACAAAGTACGCCAACCTTAAAACTAAGGTGGCAACCCCTGCCGGTCCAAAGCAAGGTAAATAACACATGAATTATACTGAGATAATTGACATGGCGCTGGGGTACGCAGACAGGTCTGAAGCGGAGGTGACCAGCAACATGGACTCATTTTTGCGAATTGTCGAGTCTAGGGTTAACCGCCCGCTCAATACACAGAAGATGGTGTCTAGGGTATCGATTGAGTCAAATTCGGGTCAAGAATATTATGGATTGCCAGTTGACTTCGATGGTTTAAGGGATATAGAGGTTTCTCCTGTTGGCGGCGGCAAGACAATTACGCCCAAATATCTTTCACCGGAACAGCTTAACAACCGTGAGGGCAAGTCATTTAATGATATCGCTTATGCAATCATAGATGACCAGCTTCGAATACATCCGGCACAGTCAGATAAAATTATCCAGCTGGTGTACTATCAAAATTTACCGGAATTATCACCGGTGTTGCATACTAACTGGTTAAGCAAGCTGTACCCTGACTGTTATGTTTTTGGCTTGTGTGTAGAGATAAACGCTTTTGTTAAGGACGCCGAAGCAGCAAACATGTGGGACGCCAGATTTAAAGAGTCACTGGCATCTATTCAGAATAATGACCGAGACACCAGATGGTCAGGAACGGCACTACAAGTGAGGATTGAGCGATGACAACACAAGCAGGAAACTGGGTAGCAGAGAGCTGCTCCACGCTCGGCACAGGCGATATCATTCTTGCCGGTGCAGCTACCGGACAAGCAACTTTCTCGGGCGCTTTAGCTGCCGGTGATGTGTTTTACTCTATAGAGGACGGCACCAGCCGTGAATGTGGTATCGGGACCTATGATGGCGCAAGCACAATTGTTCGCGGTGACATTAGAGCAACACTGGTCAACGGCACCTATACAAAGGTATCACCAGTACCAATAACCTTAACAGGCACCGCTGTTGTGTCGTGTACTTACAATGCGTCAGCTTATGAAGACGTGGTCCAGTATGCTATTGATGCGGCGGCCTCTGAAGCGGCAAGTGCGGCAAGCGCAGCAGCAGCTTTGGTAAGTGAAACAGCAGCAGCCTCTAGTGCTTCTACAGCCTCAACTAAGGCTTCTGAGGCGTCTGTAAGTGCAAATAACGCAGCAGCGAGCGCAGCTAACGCAGCTCAGAGTTCAGTAAGTGCTGCTACTTCTGCATCTAACGCTGCAACAAGTGCTAGTAATGCTGCTACTTCTGAATCTAATGCTAGTACCTCAGAGACCAATGCAAGCTCTTCAGCTAGTGATGCTGCTACTAGCGAAACTAATGCAGCAACTTCAGAAACAAATGCAGCTACGTCTGCTACTAGTGCCTCTACTTCAGCGTCCAATGCCAGCACATCAGAAACTAATGCAGCAGCTTCAGCAACGTCTGCAAGCTCTTCTGCCAGCTCTGCAGCCTCTAGTGCTAGTAGTGCAGCGGGTAGTGCAACAACTGCCACTACAAAGGCTTCTGAGGCGGCTACAAGCGCATCTAATGCCAGCACATCAGAAACTAATGCTGCAAACTCTGCAAGCGCAGCTAGTACATCTGCTACTAATGCTAGTACATCAGAGAGTAACGCAGCTACCTCAGCTACCAATGCAGCTTCCTCTGCTAGTGCAGCAGCTACAAGTGCAACAGAGGCAGCGGCTAGTGCAGCCAGCATAGACGTTAGTGGCTTTGTAACAAAAAGTAACAACTTATCTGATTTAGATAGTGCAGCAACTGCCCTTACTAACTTGGGCATAGCTAATCACGATGACATTACTGTAGATGGTAGTGGTAATGTAGGGATTGGTACGAGTTCGCCGGGGGCTAGACTTCAGGTTGGCACAACAACGAACAATGACGGAATTTCGATTGCCAATACTAGTACCGCTAATACCACTTTAAAACAGGCAAGA